TACTTCTTCTATTGCTAAATCAAAGAACCAGTCTTTTATATACTTACTGTTTTGAAAACGACGACGACACCCGATAATACGGTTTTCAAAGATTTGCTGGCTTTCAGTATTTTTCATCTCCAGTGCCATAAGGAATGCTTGCTGAACGGCACTTGCTATAGTCACTTTATCATCTGGTACCGGAACTGTGTGACCGAAAATCTTATAGGTAGCGGTACGATCAGCTGAATCTTTAACTGTTTCTGCAGGGAACTTGGGGTCCTCCATAATGACACTAAATGCAATAGAGAAGGCTTTTAAATACAAACCCGTTTCTACAGCAAAGTAATCAGTGTCCACTTGATCTGTTAAGGAAAGTTCAAAGACACCATACCAAGCCGCATTTCCTGCAGTTAATGAAGCTGACTTAATCAATTTAAAATAAACACCATCGTGTGCAAAATCGGTTGGTAACCTGCCCTGTACTGCGAATGTCGGTAAAGGATGTTCATAAGGCCTCTCATTAAGTAATGGCTGGTTTCTCACAAAAAATCCGCGACCTGCTCTGTATATTGTAAAGAAACCTTCATCTTCCGCATATACTATTGGTGTGTCGACGACTTGAGTAGAGTAAATAGTGAACCCAATGACGATAGAAGAGCCTGCATTTAGAATACGTTTAAAGTCTTTAGTAGTCGCATAGTAAGCTGTATCTTGTGATATAAATAGACGAGGCTTGTCTATAGGTAAATCCGCCCAAGGACAATCGTAACAGTCACCAACATTAGTGAAATCCTGAATGAGGTCATAACCCTTTCTACCTTTGTCACGAACAGTAAAAACAGGACATGTCATTTCAACTTTTTTCACCACATCAGCAATCATGGCGTATTCTTTAACGATATTTGGGGCGACCATGAATACATTCCTTGCGCCCGGTGAAATAACATGCATTAGAGCAGCGAGGTAGGTTAAATCCACTGTTCTTCTTAGTAAACCATGTTGTAGGACTACGCTGTCTGTGGCCTGAAGCTCTGCAAGTAAAGTTGGGGCCATATCAAAAACATGCACTAGTCTTTTCCTTAGAGCTTCTGTCTTGGTGTCGTCTAGTGCTGAATAAATTTGACCTATTACTGTTTTCCCTTTGGACACACTTAGCCTGTCATAGCGTTTATATAAGTCAGACCTTAAGATCCTCTCCTTTTCTTCTGGTGAGGC